TGAGGAAGAACGAGCAAAAATGCTTTACCCATCTATGAGTAAATAATTGATTTAAAGGAGTAATACATGGCTACAATCGGTACTATGAACCCAACACTTTTAGATGTGCAATCTAGATTAGATCCAAACAATGCAGTTGCACAAATCATCGAAATGATGAACCAAACAAATGAAATCGTACAAGATATGACTATGGTAGAGGGCAACCTGCCTACAGGTCATAAAACAACTGTACGTACAGGCTTGCCTGAGGCTACATGGAGAATGCTTAACTATGGTGTTAAACCAAGCAAATCTAAAACAAAACAAGTAACCGACACTTGCGGTATGCTAGAGGCTTACGCTGAAATTGATAAATCTTTGGCAGATTTGAACGGCAACTCCGCTGCATTCCGTTTGTCCGAAGATTATGCATTCTTAGAGGCTATGAACCAAGAATGGGCATCTACATTATTCTATGGTGATGAAAATTCCCCTGAAAAATTTGTAGGCTTGGCAGCACGTTACAATGAAAAAGCTGCAGAAAGCGGTAAAAACATTATTGATGCTGGCGGTACAACTAACCTTACATCCATCTATCTTGTAGTATGGGGTAAAAATACTGTACATGGTATCTATCCTAAAGGTTCTATGGGTGGTATTTCTCATAAAGATTTAGGTGAACAAACATTGACTGACCCTGATGGCGGTCGCTACCAAGGTTATCGTACACACTACAAACTTGATACAGGCTTAACTGTACGTGATTGGAGATATGTTGTACGTATCGCAAACATCGATGTGAATGCATTGACTAAAGATGCTAAAACTGGTGCTGACCTTATTAACCTTATGATTAAAGCAGAAGAACTTATTCCTAACATGGGCATGGGTCGAGCAGTATGGTACATGAACCCTACTGTACGTACATTCTTGCGTATGCAAAAGAACGAGGCACACAAATACACTATTTCCGAAGACCAAGAAATGGGTCATACAGTAGTCCGTGCAAATGGCATTCCTGTTCGTAAAACAGATGCATTATTGTCTACTGAAGCACGTGTACAATAATAGGGGGATAACATATGTATATCGATAAACAAAATACTTTTTTCTACAAACAAGCGTTGACTGCAAACGCTAACTCCGATGTAGTTATGAATGGTAATGGTGGCGATGCAGAGGAATCTTTGTGGCTTGTAATTCGCATCGACAAAGATGTAACTGGTACACCTTTATTTAACTTGTACACATCTAATACAGAAAACATTGCTAATGCGGTATTGTTGCATGGCATTACATTACCAGCCAACTCTAAAGCAGGTACTAAAGTTGCGGTGCGTTTAGCAAGTGGCGCTAAAAAGTACTTGAAACTCAACGCTAATAATATGACTGGCGGTACAATTACCGCTTTCTTAACACCTGATGTGCGTTTAGTATAGGAGATATAAATGGAATATATTGTTAAAGCAAAATGCTATCACAATACCCTTGGCTTGTTGCATGAGGGTGAAACAGTAACATTCACAAAAGATGAAGTGGCTGAATATGATAAAGACTACTTCAATGCTTTGTTTGAGCCTGTAGGTGATGCATCCGCAGAAGTAGAGGAAACAGAAGAAACTGCAGAAACTACACCAAAGAAACGTGGTAAGAAAGCGGAAGAAACTGCTGAATAATTGAACGAGGGGGTTTTCATGCCCCCTCTTTTTTTATAGAAAGGTGGAACAAATGACACCTACTGACATCTGTAATCAAGCATTATCTCTTATTAATGCAGGGCGAATACGTTCTATGACGGAAGAAACAGAACCTGCTAGACAATGCAGATTGCATTATGATCTAACACGTAGAGTATTGTTAGAGCAGTTTGAGTGGAACTTTGCACGTAAGCGTGAACGTGCGGTGCTATCTGAACATAAGATAGATGGTTGGGGTTATGTGTATGCATACCCTGAAAAGTGTGTTCGCATCCTTGCGGTAATTCCACAGGGTGATAGATACCGAGCGGAAAAGCAACGTGAATATGATGTTTACCTAACTGATAATAATACAAAGTACATCGTATCTGATGTGCCATTGATGCACATTGATTATGTGTACGATATAACCGATGCTGATGTAATGAACCCTATATTCGTTAAAGCATTAGTGTGTAAGATGGCATCTGACTTAGCCATGCCATTGACTGGTAATAGCGGTTTATTCGACCAGTCGTACAAACTGTATCAAGCTGCATTACAAGAGGCAAAATCTATGAGTGCTAAGGAACGCAGATTAGATATGCCGTATGTAAGTAACTATATCAAGGCAAGGAGTTGGTAATATGCAACCTATGTTTATCGGACAAGTCGCATTTACTACTGGCGAGGTATCGCCTGATGTATCTAGTCGATTTGACCTAGAGCAATATAAAAGTGCATTACTGCTTGCTGAAAACGCAGTTATTCGACCTTATGGTGCGGTAGCTAGACGGCAAGGTTCACAGTTTATCGGTTACGCTAAGTACAATGATAAACCTGTTAGACTGTTTGAATTTACCACCAATAAGAACCAATCATTCATGCTTGAATTTGGTGATAGATATGTTAGGGTGTGGCGAAATGGTGTGTATACAAATGTTGAAGTAGCGACACCATTTGAGGCGGACGTTGTAGGCGAATTAAACTGCATCCAAAGTGGCGATGTAATGTTCATTTGTAGTGGTAAGTACCCTATTCAAACGCTATCACGATATAGTGATACTGATTGGCGGATGAGTGCTTACAAACTAACTGAACAACCTTACGATGAAATTAATACGGATAACGGACACACGTTGACTGTTAATGGCGATACGATCACATCCACAAAAGACCTCTTCACAGAAGATATGGTGGGTAGTGTAATTCAAATTGCATACTATGTAGAGGCGGTACACACTAAGTCAGCTGGCGAAGTTGTAGAGAAAAAGGTTAGGAAAAATTACTTCACGGCATCGACTACAGAAAAGACCTATAATAACATCAATTACAATGTTGGAGCGTTTAGTACCGATACAGAACTATCATGGAAATTCACAACACACGGAACATGGGAAGGTACTGTAAAGTTACAAATTTCTAACAACGATGGTCAAACATGGAAAGATTACAGAACATACACCTCTAAGAATGACTACAACGTAACTGATACAGGTAAGATAGAGGCTGGAGCAAGGCTTAAATATGTATCGGATATTAAAGGTGGTTCTGTGAATTGCGACTTATCTATTTTGCCGTTTACCCAATATGGTATCGTTGAGATTAAAAGCGTAACCGATGCTAAGAACGCAACGGTTAATGTTCTGAATGGCATTAAAGAGGGTGAACCGAGCCACCAATGGAAGTTAGGCAATTGGAATAGGGGTAGAGGTTATCCTAAATTATGTACATTCTATCAAGACCGATTTGTAGTTGCTGCTACTGATAGCAAGCCTAACTATATTTGGTTTAGCCGTACTGGTGATTATCCTAACTTTGGGGTTGAAAAAGTAGGCGGTACAATCACAGATGATAGCGCAATCACACTACCAGTAATCAACCGCAAGATGTATGAGATTAGACATCTTGTACCAGCTAATGACTTAATCGTTCTAACGAGTGGTAATGAATGGATAGTAGATGGTAGCAAGACTATTACACCTACTAACTGTTACTTAAAAACACAAACACAACGTGGTGCATTGAAATGTGAACCACAGTTTATCGGTAACCGATGTGTATTCGTTCAAGAGCGTGGTGGTACTGTTCGTGATATGGGTTACTCTTACGAGAGCGACAACTACACAGGGCAAGACCTTACACTCTTTGTTAAAACATTGGTTAAAGGTCATGTGGCAGTAACGAGTGCTTATGCACAAGACCCAGATAGTATCATCTACTATGTACGAGATGATGGACAACTCAACTGTTTAACTTATATTCCTGAACAAAAGGTATATGGTTGGTCGCATTTTGTAACTAATGGCAAATACCGATATGTTGAAAGTGTGGCAGAGGGTGAACAAGACACAATCTATTTTGTTGTAGATCGTATTATCAACAATAAGAATGTGAAATGTATTGAACGTAGTATTCCGTTGTACACAGAGGACAACTCCGATGTATTCCTAGACTGCTATGTTAAAGTCGCTAATTCAATTAAGACTGATTACATCAACGCACCTCATCTAGTAGGGCAAATGGTAGACATAGTAGTTGATGGACAACAGATGCCATCTAGGGTAGTACCACCAACTGGGGTTATTAAATTAGACGGCAAAGCAAATGTAATTACTGTTGGGTTACCTTATACTACTAAAATCAAAATACCTAGCGTAGAGCAACAAATTAACGATGGCACGTTGCAATGTAGATTGATTACTATGTCACGAGTTGCGTTGCGGTTATATCGTTCATATGGTGGCAGCGTTGGCAAAACATTTGATGATGTAGATGATTTAATTATGAAACCTAAATCGCTATTTACTGGTGATACTGTAATCGTGTTACCTAAGATAGCAACTAGCGTTAATACAAATACAGAAATTTGCATAAAACACTCAAAACCTTTCCCATTTAACCTGTTAGCGGTTACAAGAGAGGTAGAAATTGGCGGTGGTTTCCCAAATGTTCATGGAATGTAATATTTGCCCCTCTAAGCACGTTTCTTTAATTCGTGAGTTATATATCAACTTACGTTCGATAGATGCCTTAGAGGTTAAATATATCAATCGAAAAAATTCAAACTATAGTGAAAATGACTTTGTGAATGATATTCTTGGGGAAGGTTATCAAAGTCGTATTGTAATTGATAATGACAAGCCATTATGTGTGTATGGGGTATCGAACACATCATTAAATGGTATGCATTGCATTTACTTTTTGGGGAGTAAAGATTTTGAACGTAGTTTGACATTGCAAAAGCAATTTATAAAAGTTAGTAGAAATATCATTTGGGAATGGCTACAAACTAGGGAAGTACTTTTTAATTACATACACAAAGAAAATTACCGCACCATTAGATGGCTAAAATCTTTAGGTGCGGTTATTCATTACGATATTAACGATGGGGATATGGTTTTATTCACATTGAGAAAGGGGGATGCGAATGTGTAACCCTATTGCATTAACCGCAGCAAGCATGGTTGGTACGTTGTTTACTCAACACCAACAAGGTAAGGCGCAAGCTGCAATGTACGCACAACAAGCAAGGGTAGCAGAGGCAAATGCACGCATAAGCGATCGCAAGCAAGAACAGATTGCAGACCAAGCCTTGCAAGAACGAGATAAGATGTCAGATAAGATGCGACTTATCCAAGGTCAGAATACGGCAGAAACTGGTGCTAGTGGCTTGATGATGGCTGGTACACCATTACAGTTAATGGCTAGTAGCTATGACGAATACAACAAGGATATTCAGAATTGGGAAAACAACAAGAACAACAGTATCTACAATGAATATCTTAATGGAATGAACTATCGCAACGAGGCAAGCACCGCACGTGCAGCGGCAAGTAATGCTAAGAAACAAACTAGAATGGCAATGTTAGGTACGATATTAAGTGGTGCATCTAGTATCTATGGTCTTAAAGGTCAATATGCTAGTAAGAGTGTTGGTACTGGTAATAACTACTACACACCAGCTAGTGATGCACTAGAGGCTGCTGGTATGCCTAATATGAAATTCGTAACCAAAGGTGCTATCAGAAATAATAGGTGGGGTATCTAATGAAGTTAATAGGCTATGATAGCAATCAACGCTTAAACACCATTAATGGTAGTGTGCAGGCTAATGTAAATGAAATGGCTTATGGTGGTAACACGAGTGGTTTAAATGCCATGACAAAAGCATTGCAAGATGCTACTAATACATGGATAGAGATTGATAAACGGAAAGACTATATCGATGTAACTAATGCCATCAATGAGTTTAATAATAGTACAAACAAATTACTCAATGATGATAAAGATGGGTTGATGATTCGTAAAGGTATGAATGCTCAATCTATATTGCCTGACTATAATGTTGGTGTAGACAAAATACAAAAGGATATATTGGAGAAATATAAATTCAGAACCAATGATGCTATCAACGCATTTAACAAAGCCGTTGAAACATCTAAAACAACTGATTACAATAACATCTCTAAATATTCACGAGGTCAATATGAAACGGCATTAAGTACAGCCACTCAAAACCAAATTACCAGCCTAAGAGATTCAGCCGTTCGTTCTGATAACATGGCAGACCAAATGAAAACAATTTCATTGATGGGTGATTTATATAGATCAACAGGTAAAGAGTTAGGTTTAGATGATGAACAGATTAATGAAAAAATTCGTGCTAACACAGACCAAACTGGGAAACAGTTGCTTGACAGAGCCGTAGCGGAAAATGATTCAACCAAAGTTGAAAACCTTTTGACTTCATTGAGTGGTGTTGTAGGTGAAGATGTATTGACACCATACAAAAAAATGTCTAATCAAATGAATATCAACAAATTAGTTAATGATGATAATACATATGCTAAGTTGTATCAGATGTATGGGCATGATTTAAACCAAGGCATGAGTAGTGCTGCCATGTATGTTAGAGCCAAGATGGAAACACAAAATGAAGAGGCATTGAAAAGTGGTGCTGGTGCTGACACGCATTTATGGGGAATTGCACAGTATATATCTAAAAAATATGGATATAATGCAGAAATGGTTTATCGCCAACTTTATCACGAAACAGGCGGTAGTGCTAACTTTGGTAAGCTACAAACAGAAAATAGAAACTATGCTGGGTTGACACAAGCTGAACCAAACGGCGAGGAAAACCGACAACAAGATGGTGGCACTAATTATTACAAGGTATACAAAACAGATGAAGACTTTGCAGATGATTATGTACAAAGTTTTTTAAGGCATTATGATGGTTTGAAAGATGTAAATGATGTAAATACATGGGCGCATATTTTAAAGGAAAATTCTTATTATACTGATTCTGAGTCTAACTATTCAGCAGGCATGAGAAATGCACCTATGGCTAGTGGTGGTAGTCCAAAGTATTCAGAAGACCAAATCAAGAAAGCTGAAGATGAGGCTAAAACTGCCTACAAAAATTATTACACATTGCAAGAACAAACTAGAAAGATTGCTATCAATGATCGCTTACAAGCAGGTCAAACAATCTTAAATCAAAAGATAGCTAATGGTGATGTAAGCGGTGCATTCCAATATGCACAGGTTCAACTAGCAGGTGCAACTACTCCTGAAGAAAAAGAATATTGGAGTGGCAAAATGGCAAGCGAAAGACCTAAGCTAGATAGAATCTATGAAAAAGGTTTGAAAATGACGGCGCAAGAAAAATGGGGTATTAAGCAGTATGCAAAATCTCATACCTACGAACAGACACGAGCATATGCAGAACGTGTGTTGCCTAATAAAATCATGGATGATGAACTTGATGCATCGTTACTTGAAATCGATGATAACAATAAGAAAGCTAGCAACATTGATTTAACTCCATATGAATATAAACTTGCTACAGTAATGCCTGAAGATAAAACATTGGCTGGTAGCTTTAAATATGGTGTTAAACAAGAAATGGCAGGTCGCATTGAGGAATTTAAAATCAAACATCATAGACCACCTACAGATGCTGAAAAAGATGAAATCTTTGATGCTGCAGTAGCAACAAGCACATTACGTAGTACAAGTAAACCATACTTTGGAGATGGCGATGATTATTCATCTACTATAAGTGGTGCAAGTAATCAAGCAATCGGTATCGTTCATGCTGAACCTGTAGGAAACCATTATATCCGAGTAACATATAGAGATGGCTCAACTAAAGATATTTACGAATCAGAATACAATGCATTACAACGGAGATACACAAATGGCTGATATTAATCAACAAGAGCGTGAAGAGTTTCAAGCGTTAATACGTGGACATGGTGGAGAGAGTCCACGTTCCTTTACCGCTAGCGCTGGTGTACAGTCTAGTCCTGTAGGTGGTTTTACACCTGTAGGACAGGCTATTGGTGCAGGTATAGATACAGTATCAAGCATTGCGAAAAATACGGCAGATGCATTATCTACAATCGCTAGTACACCTATTAGCGTTAAAAATACAGATGGAACGGAAACAGTTTCACCTTTTGGGCAACAAGGCAACCTATTACAATCTATAGGTCAATTAGGGCAGTCATTACCTAATGCTTTACCAGCTGGGTTTGTTAGTAATACTGATAGATTGTTTTTGTATAACAATGAACAATTACGTGCTAATGAGGCTTTGCGTATTGCTAAAACTTTAAATATCGGTGCAGATACAGTTATGTTTGGTGATGATAGAGCATTTGAACGTGCTGATTATCTATCTAGACGAGTAGAACGAGGACAAGTTTTACAAGATATTTATGATGAGTTTCCTGAACTTTATAAGGTAAAATATAGCTCACAAGCAGAGGGCATCCAAGCGTTAAACAATCTTGAATCAATAAAGAATACAAAAGGTGTATTCGATGCGATGCAACAAAGTATTTGGGCGATGAATGACCAAATGAAGTTGGGCGATGCTGGTTTTGCCTTGGCACATGAATCTGATCCACAAAAGATTAGCGAACTAACCGATGAGATTAATCGATTACAAAACAATATACAAAGTTATAGGAAACCTGATGGTAGTAGTCCACTAGAAGAAGTATTTGGTGCAACATCTAGTCAAGGCTACATGATGACAAAACAAGGCGGTGTAGGTGCAGTAGCTGGTGCAGTTGCTGGTGCATTAATTGGTGGCTTGGCTACAGAGGGTGTAGGTGCAACTGCTGGTGCTGCTACTGGTGCTAAATGGGGTGGCGGTGCTGACATGGCATACAATATGTACAAAATGTCATTTGGCAATAAGTACATTGAACTCACGCAAAAGAAAGATGCGAACGGCAACCGAGTATACACAGACCAAGAGGCTAATCAATATGCTATGTCTTATGCTGCTATTGATGCAAGTATTGAGTTTGCAGCAACTGCAGCTATGGGTAAAGCCTTTAAAGCGGTAGCGCCTAAAGGTATGATTGCAAAAGCTATTAGTGCTGGTGTAGGTGATACTGTTAAAACCTTTGATAGAGGTATTGGTACAACTGTTGCACAGATGGCTAAGAACTCTATTAAAGCTGGTGTACCTGAACTCTTTGAAGAGGGTTTGCAAGATGTAAATGAAAAGGTACAACACAACCTAACACGCAAGGATAATGACTTAGAGGGATATTATAGCGTAGGTGATATCGCTATAGGTTCATTAGATGCAATGAAACAAGCATTGCCAGCGGTAATCGGTTTTGGTGCTATCGGTGGTGCGGTAGGTGGTGTGCGTACTGCAAAGGCTTTCCGTGATTTTCAAAAGCTAACACCTGAACAACAACAAGCAGCAATCATCGCTGAACAAAACCGCAATGGTGCAGTTATTATGGATAATGTTCGTAAGGATAGTACTACAAATAAAATCGCAAAAGAAAACCCTGAACTATACGGAAAAATCGTACAAGCACAGGGCGATAAAGTAGGTGTATCTACTCAATATGTAGATGTAGCGGAATTAGTACAATCGGAAAACGGACAACTTGCTATCCGTGATATGGTAGATAACGGCTTGGTTACACAAGAGGAAGTAAAAGCAGCTATTGAGGCGGATGCACCTGTTGAAATTCCTATAGGTTCGTATGCACAAGTATCAATGAACTTATCCGATGAAACAGTAGATGCATTAAAACAAACCTCTTACTTTACACGTGGCGGTATGTCATTGGCTACACTAGAACGTGCGAAACAAGAAGTAGATGTAGCTAAGAGCGTATTGAAAGATGATACATCAAAACGTGCGGAACGTATCAAAGATGATATTATCCGCAATGAATTTGAGGGTGCATCTGATATAGATCGTGAAGTACTTAACGAGGTACTATCTGACCCTACCAACATTAAACGTAATTACAACAACTTATTGCATACATTGAAAGAGCAATACAGAGAAACTTATGCTAGTGATTTTGACAATGCAGATGCATCTATCGATGATGCGGTTACTACTGGAATTGAACCACAATGGCTAACCGATTATAAAGCTAACAATGGCGGTAAAGCACCACGCACTAATGCAGAACGCAGACGAGCAGCATATGAGTATAGCCGAGCAACTACAATGGCAAGCCTTGATGGTAACGCTGAGGCATTAGCACAATCTGATGCACATTATGCAGATATGGAACATATGTTGATGCAGATTGAAAGCCTAGAGGCTATGAAAGATAAAGTCTTTGAATTGGCGAATAATGACATAGCGTTACGAATGCAATTATCCAAGAGTGGCTATGAAGTATACAACGAAGTAGTTAAAGCTATTAGCGAAAGCACGAATAGAAAACAACGTGAAACCGCAAAAGCCAATGCATTGTTAATGGCACAACACGCTGATATAATGGCACAATATATGCGACAAATGGGTAAAGGCGGTTATGCCGCTATGGACTATTTG